GGCGGAGGAACTTGAAAGAAGCCCGCCGGGCGGCGGGCATGACGCAGAAAGAACTGGCGGAATACCTGGGTATGACAGAAAGGGCTTATCAGAATATTGAATACGGAAAAGCACTTGGGAAAATCACTCACTGGGATGCATTAGAGGATTTGTTTGGGATTCCTCAGCGTCGGCTGAGAGCTCATGATGTTCACGATAAAGACTGCGCCCAACGAGATAGTCAATAGAGACCTCAAGCGCGTCGGCAAACTTGATAAGAACATCTATTTTGGGTTCGGTCTTTCCTTGTTCATACAGCTGGTATGCACGAAGAGTAATCCCGGCAAGGTCGGCCATATCTTTTTGATACATAGACCTTGCCATACGTTCATTGCGAAGTATTTTATAAAAATCACTCATAAACTCCTCCTAAGAGATTGACATACGAAGAAAATATTCGTATAATAAAGATACGAAGAAAAAGTTCGTATACAATAAAGATAAATACGGTAACACTTTATTCTACCATAAAAACAGGAGGAAAAGCCAATGTTATCAACAGAAACCGCCAAAATTAAGGAGCTGGAAAATGAAATTGCCGAATTGAAGGCGTATATATTCAAAATAAAGCCTTCCAGTGTATCCCCAGCAATCGCAATGAAAAATATCCGTCAGGAGTATAGAGACCAATACTTTGGCACATGGCAGGAAATGCGAGACGGGGAAACTACATTTGGTCCGAACGGAAAAAGCTATTCGGATTATTCGGTAATCACAGACATTATCATGAAGTCAACGGGTTTGCTGTTCAAATACTCATATGGAAAAGCAAACGGAAAGACTCAGCTTCAAAGTCTGGTAAATACACAGGAGGATATGAAATGTTATCGGGATATTTGTCAGATGGTGTGTAAAGACTTAAGGGAAAAGATTGATGTATATACAAAGGAGGAGGGCTAGAACCATGACGGAACAGGAAGCAGGCAGATACCTTGAGCTGGTAGACCGGCGCCTTGCCATCATCACGTCAGGTAAGGACTGGCAGCTGGAGTACGGCCCGGAGCTGGCGGCGATTGACAGGGAGCTTGCGGGACTGGAGCCTCTGGTGGAGCGGGAGAGAAAAAGGTTTGAGGCAGAGAAGGAGGTGAGCGAATGGTGAAGAATACACTGCAGGACCTGAACAACCATCTCTTTGAGCAGCTGGAACGGCTGAACGACGAGGACCTGACGGCTGAGCAGCTTGATCAGGAGCTGCGGAGAGCCGACGGCATGGCGAAGATCGCCACCCAGATCATCGAGAACGGGGAGCTCGCCTTCAAGACGATGGTCCACATGGATGAGTACGGCTACAACAGCGGCCACCGGGCGGTCCCGGTGATGCTGAAGGGAGGGGACAGCTAGATGGGGGTGTACCGATACCCGCAGGAGGTCCACGACTTTGTCAAAGAGTGGTCGCGGAAGCTCCGGGACGATGACCTGGCAGAAGCCTGCAACCAGGCCCTGGGAACCAGCTTCACCGCAAAGAGCGTCAAGGCTTTCAGACATAATCATGGGTACCTGAGCGGGAAGAAGCAGCGGACCAGCGAGGAATACTGGAGGTACCAGAAGAGGTACCCGCAGGGCATGTACGAGTTCATCCGGGACAATTCGTGGGGCGTCAGCTCGAAAGAGATGGCGGAGATGGTCAACGAGAGGTTCGGCACCAGCTTCACCCAGACGGGGATGAAGCAGTTCCGGCAGCGCCACGGAATCAGGAGCGGCCTCACGGGCTGGTACCAGAAGGGACATCCTCCCGGGAACAAAGGGAAAAGGCTGGAAGAGTACATGAGCCCGGAAGCGATCGAGAAGGTGAAGAAGACGCAGTTCCGGAAGGGAGACCGGCCGGTGAACGAGCTGCCGGTCGGCTCCGTCGTGGTCAACTCCTACGGCTACAAGATCCGGAAGAAGCAGATGGAGGGGGCGCAATGGGAGCGGTGGGAGTTTCTGCACCGGGCGGTGTGGGAGGAGCATAACGGGCCGGTCCCGGAAGGCATGACCGTGACATTCAAGGACAGTGACCGGCTGAACTGCGACATCGACAACCTGATCCTCGTCACGAAAGGTGAGAATTGCACGCTCACACGTCTGGGCCTCCGCTCCGAGGATCCGGACCTCACCGAGGCGGGCCTGAACATCGTCCGGCTGAAGCAGGCGGTCAGCAGGAAGAGGAAAGAGAGAAGGAAGGGAGGTGACGGATAGTGAGGGCAGGGAGAGAGGAAGCCATGCGCCAGATTGAGGGGGTTCTCGGGAAAACGAAAAAGTTGATCGCCAGCGCAGGGACGGAAAAAGACCGGGCCGTCGGCCAGGCCATGTGGGAGGGATACCTGCAGGCATTCTATTTCACGGGGGTCATCAGCCAGGAGGACTATGGAGACCTGCGAAGAGACATGGAGGCTTTCCGGAGGCTGGATGCCTACCGGAGAGGAATGGAGAGGGGAGAGACCGCTTGAAACAGCAAAAAAAGAGCCCCGGCAGCGGGGACTGCCTGATATGAAGCTATACCGGCATCAGCTGCAGGTACTCTGCGAGACGGAACGGTTTAACCGTGTGGGATATTTTCTTGACATGGGTCTTGGCAAGACATTTGTAGGGTCAGAGAAGATGTGGCAGCTGAATGCAGCAGGGAACCTGCTGATCTGCCAAAAATCGAAGATTGGGGACTGGGTACAGCATTTCACAGAATACTACCCGGATTACCTGACATATGACCTGACGGAGAAAGGTCAGGCCGCCGCATTCCGGGAGCTGGCAGAAGACGGTTTCCGGTCCGTAGAGAACCACCAGTCCATACTGGGGGTCATCAACTATGAGCTGGCCTTCCGGCGCCCATACCTTGCCCACATGGAAGGGTTCACACTCATGCTCGATGAATCCCAGTATATCCAGAATGAGCAGGCCAAACGGTCAAGATTCGTCCTTTCATTGAAGCCGGAGAATGTGATCCTGTTATCCGGGACCCCGACGTCCGGGAAATACGAGAGGCTCTGGTCCCAGTGCCGGCTCCTGGGCTGGCGGATCAGCAGGGAAGCCTTCTGGAATACGTATGTTGAGACGGAATGGGCAGAGGATCCGGCCAGCGGGTACAAGAGGCAGACGGTGACCGGCTATCAGAACATCGGGCGCCTGAAGCGCCGGCTGGCAGAGCACGGGGCAGTATTTATGAAGACGGAAGAAGCTTTTGGCCTTCCGGAACAGCAGGAGATCGTGGCCAGGCTTCCGGTGTCCAGGGAATACAGGAAGTTCATGAAGGATTCCTACCTCGACCTTGACCTGAAAAACCAGTGCGGGTTCCAGGAGGATTCTGATTTTTTCGGAACGGATGTCACTCCGCATGTGGAGCTTGTGGGCGACACGGTCCTGACAAGGTTCTTATATGCCCGGCAGCTGTGCGGCCAGTATTCCGCAGATAAGGTGAAGGCCGTGGCAGACCTGATCGACAGCACGGATGAGAGAGTCGTGGTCTTCTATAACTTCAATGCAGAGCTGCAGATATTAAAACATCTGGCAGCCGGGAGGGAAAGACCCTTCAGCGAGGTCAACGGAAAGAAGCGGGACCTGTCTGCGTATGAAACGTGCCGGGACAGCCTGATCTTTGTACAGTACCGGGCCGGGGCCACAGGACTGAACCTGCAGAAAGCCCACATCACAGTCTACTTTACGCTGCCGTTCGGGAAAGGGAGCTGTGCTCTGTGGGAGCAGTCAAAGAAACGGACGCACCGGATCGGGCAGGAGAAGCGGTGCCTGTATTACTGCCCGGTCTGCAGGGACAGTGTGGAAGAAAGGAACCTGCTCAGCCTGCGCCTGGGGCAGGAATATAATGAGAGACTGTTTGAAAAGGAGGAAGAGAGTGGCGGGGGAGAAAAGGTTTGAGGAAAAGGTCCGGAGGTATCTGAAGGAGAACGGCTGCTGGTCCCTGAAATACTGGGGAGGAGGAGGGTTCACGAGATCCGGGATCCCGGACCTGCTGGTGTGCTGCAACGGCCATTTCCTCGGGGTCGAGCTGAAAGGGCCAAAGGGCAGGCCGTCAGAGCTTCAGGTCCATAACCTGAGGAAGATCGATGAGGCCGGCGGGTACGCGGTCCTGCTGTATCCGGAAGATTTTGAGCGGTTCCAACGCCTGGTAGGATGTCTGGGCAGGCCCATGAGGGGCTATGCGGCTGATCTGGTGTACCAGACGCTGCGGTCCCGCTGGGAACACTTTGAAAACAATCAAAACTAAAGGAGGATTAAGAATGGCAGCAAGAGCAAAGAAAGAGGGAGCGCAGGATGAAATGGCAGAAGCCATGGAAGCAGAGGGACAGGAAGAAAGGAAACGGCTGGAAGGACTGACTGACCGGTTCCGGGAGGCCCTCATGAAGACGGGGCGGCAGGGGATGACCGGGCTCCTGGATTTCATGCAGGACATCGGATTCCTGGAGGCCCCCTGCAGCGGGGGCTACCATCTGGCGAAGAGAGGCGGCCTGCTGGAGCACTCCGTGAACGTCCTGGACTGCGCGGAAAGGATCGGCGTAGGACTTTTGGGCGGAGAAAGATATAACGAAGTCCAGGACAGCGTGGCCATCGCGGCCCTGCTGCATGACCTGGGGAAATGCGGGGATTATGAAAAGCCAATGTATGTGGAAAACACGCTGAAGTCCGGGAAGCTGTCAGAAGCGAAGCCTTACAAGCGCAACCCGGGCCTGTCGGCAGTGCCCCATGCCGTGCGGTCGGTCAAGCTGGCGACCCTGTTCATCGACCTGACAGAAGAGGAAGAATGGGCGATCCTTTGCCACGACGGCCTGTATGATTTCATGAAATATGACCTGAAGGGGCACGAGGACTGGCTTCAGATGCTCATCCACTGGGCAGACATGTGGGCCTGCCGGATCGTGGAGGGCGGCGGTAAAGAGGAAGAGGGTGCAGGATCATGAAAAAGAAATATATGCTGCTCCTGATTGGTCTGGCATTATGCGTTTCTATGACTGCCTGTACAGAATCTGCCCAGGTATCACACAATATTTCAAAAGAAGCAGACAACTTTAACGTTACCAGGAAACTGACCGTAATCAATGCCCGTACGGACACCGTGCTTCTTGAGCTTATCGGAACGTTTTCGCTGAAGAATAACACGAGCAGTGAACTGGAAATTATCTGTGAAGTGGCTGACGGCGTATATCAAAAACATTTCGTATATCTGAATGAATATACACTCTATGTGGTCGAGGATATCAGCGGAGCCCAGGTGGATAAATATCATTATGAGATTAATTTCCTGCCGGAATGGGGCTTTTCCGCAACATATAGTGATTAAAAAGTATAGGAGGAATGAAAATGGCACAGAAAATCTTGATCATGGGAGAATCCGGAACAGGAAAGAGTACCAGCCTGAGGAACCTGGACCCGGAGATTACGGCGATCGTGAACCCGGTGGGAAAACCACTTCCTTTCAAAACGGAAAAGGGAACACTCGCGATGCTGGACAATGAGGTGAGGTCCGGGAATATCGTCTCATGGATGAAAAGCCAGGTCCGGGTGGGGAAGAAGATCCTCGTGGTGGATGATTTCCAGTACCTGCTCTCCATCCCCTACATGAACCGGATTCACGAGGGGGGATGGGACAAGTGGAATGACTTCGGGGATGATTACTTCCAGCTGATCGACCTGTGCAGGGACCTCCCGGATGACGTGCGGGTATATTATCTGTCCCACTGCGAGACGCTGGATAACGGGATCACGACCATCAAGCTGATCGGGAAGCTGTTAAGGGAAAAGATCACTATCGAAGGCCTCTTCACCATCGTGCTTCGGACTTCCGTGATCGACCAGAAGTATTATTTCCTGACACAGAACAGTGGGAAGGACACGGTCAAGTCGCCGATGGGGATGTTCGAGGCATACGCGGTGGAGAATGACCTTGCTTATATCGACGACAAAGTCTGCAATTACTACGGAATCGGCGATTATAAGTCTGATGAGGAGATGGTGGAGGAGGACCGAAAAGCGGCCGGGGATGTCCAGAAGCCGGAACGGAACGGCAGGAGGGCGAGAGCAGCCAGCAAGGCCCGTCAGGAAGCGGAAGCTGAGAACCAGAAAAAGGCGGCAGAATACAGGGAAAAAGTCCTGGAGGCCGTTGATGAGGCTGCCGGGGAGAGGGAAGAGATCCCGTTTGAGGAAGCGGCGGAGGCAGCAGAGACAGTGGAAGAGCCGGAAATGGAGATCCCGCCCCGCAGGATGCGCCGCGCCAGGGAGATCCAGCCGATGGGAGAGGCTTCCGACGGAGCCGGGGAAGAGGCACGGGAGACAGAAAGTGGGACAGCCGGACGCACACGGCGGACCAGGCGCACGAGGCAGGCTTAAAGGCGCGGGGAGCGCAGAAAGGAGACCATGATGGCAGTGGATTTTTCAGCGATCGACCGGGCGGTCGACCATGAGAAGCTTCGGAGGGACGTGGAAGAAGCCAAAAATAACAGCGGGGATATCCCCAAGGGGACTTATATCGCAGGGATCGACAAGATGGAGATCCGGACCACGAAGGACGGGCGCCCGATGTTCTTCCTCCAGGCCCGCGTGCGGGAAGGGGAATATAAAAAGCACTGTATGTTCATGAACCGTGTCATCTACGGGACAAAGAACGATGCGGGGATGATCCAGTCTGTCCTGACCCTGCTCAGCAGGTTCGGGACAGAGACGGTCCCGGAGTTCGTAAGCTACAGCCAGTTCGTGGAGAACGTAGCGGACATCTATGAGGAGATACAGGGCCTTGTGGAATGCGAGATCGATTATGACCCGGATGCATTCAACAGCATCGGCATCCGGGAAGTCTTCGACCTGTGACGGGGCCATAAGAATACCTGCCGGCCGCAAGGCTTCTCCGCGGCAGGCGGGAGACGGGATGTGACAGAGTGTTATTCTATGACTTTGAAGTGTTCAAGTATGACTGGCTGGCCGTAGTGGTCGACAGCGATACCCGGGAAGAGCATGTGATCGTCAATGACCGGGACCGGCTGCAGGAGCTATATGAGGCCAACCGGTACAACATCTGGGCCGGGTACAATTCCAGGCATTACGACCAGTACATCCTGAAGGGGATCCTGTGCGGCTTTAACCCGAAGGAGGTCAGCGACCATATCATCATCCGCCGTATGGACGGGTGGCAGTTCTCTGGCCAGTTCCGGAAGATCCCCGTGAACAATTATGATGTGATGCCGAGCCCGCCCGTGGGGCTTAAGACCCTGGAGGGGTTCCTGGGATCGGACATCCGGGAGACGGAGGTCACGTTCGACCTGGACCGGAGGCTGACGGAGGAGGAGATCGCCCAGACGGTGCATTACTGCCGCCATGACGTGGAACAGACCATCCGGGTGTTCCTCGAGAAGACCGATGACTTCCATGCCATGTACGGGATCGTGGAGGCATTCGGCCTCCCGCTGTCCTGTATCGGGGACACGGAGGCCCGGATCACGTCCAAAGTGCTCGGGTGCTGCAGGAAGGATTTCAGGGACGAATTCGAGTACTTCTTCCTGCCCTGCATCCGGCTGGACAGGTACCGGGCAGTCCTGGACTGGTTCCAGGAGAAGAAGGAGGAGGCCCTGTGCATGGGGCTGCAGGGGGAATGCGACCTGGCAAAGAAGGCATGGTACAAGGGGCAGGGCTTCCGTATGGACGTGGCCGGCGTCCCCCACGTGTTCGGCTTCGGCGGCCTGCACGGGGCGCCGGAACGGCCGGTCCACAAAAAAGGGCTGATCCTGCATGTCGATGTGGGGAGCTATTACCCGTCCCTCCTGCTGGCCTGGGACCTGGTCACACGGGCAGCCACAAATGATAATTACCGGCACGTGTATGACACCAGGATGGCCTTAAAAGCGGCAGGGAAGAAGAAGGAGCAGGCCCCGTACAAAAAACTGCTGAACGCCCTTTCCGGGGCCATGAAGGACGCGACGAACCCGGCCTATGACCCCAGGAACAACAACTGCATGTGCATCAACGGGCAGCTGATGCTGCTGGACCTGATCGAGCATCTGGAGGCGGTCCCCGGCCTGGAGCTCATCCAGAGCAATACGGACGGCCTGATCCTGCAGATCCCGGACACGGATGCCGCCTTCGGGACGGTGGATGACATCTGTTATGAGTGGGAGTGCCGGTGCAGTACCGAAAGGTGCCGGATCAGCCTGGGGCTGGACGTGGTATCGGAGATCTTCCAGAAGGATGTCAACAATTACCTGTGGATCGACGCGGAAGGCAGGGTGGAACGGAAAGGCGCTTATGTGAAGGAGCTCTCACGGATCGACAACGACCTCCCCATCCTGAACACGGCCCTGGTGGAATACATGTCCCATGGCACGCCGGTTGAGCAGACCATCCATGGCTGTAAGGATCTGATCCAGTTCCAGAAGATCGTGAAGCTGTCCGACAGCTACCGGTGGGTGGAGCACGAACAGGGGGAGCCGGAGACCGTACGGACCGGCATCCGGGTGATCCGGACCACGTACCGGTACCCTTCTGCCAGGAGATATACTTACCGGTCCTACCGGGTGTTCGCTTCCAAGGACATCCGGGACGGGAGGATCCTGCGGTGCGGCGGGAAGCGGGGGCGGCCTGAGAAGTTCGGGAACACACCGGACCACTGCTTCATCTTCAACGGACCGGTGGAAGGGGTGCGGACACCGGACCGGCTGGACCGGCAGTGGTACGTGGACCTCGCAAAGAAACGCCTGAAGGATTATGGGGTGGACGCATGAGCATGGGAGAACTGTATAAAGGATATATTAGGACAAGGAACAAGCAGTCCGCGGAAAAGTTCAAGGGCCGGGAAGATCTCCGGACGCTGGAGGAAGTGCGCCGTTTCCCGGAATATGCGGGGGTGCTGAAAGAAGACGCCATGTTCATCGACATCGATGACCCGGGACAGGCGGAGACCCTGATGGGCATCGTAGAGGAGCTGCAGCTGGACTGCCGGGTGGTCTGCACGAGCAGGGGGAAGCATTTCCTCTTCAAGAACGCAGGGATCGAACGGTGCAGGACAAAAGCAGCGCTGGCCGTCGGTCTGACCGCGGATATCAAAGTGGGCTGCGTGAATTCCTATGAGGTGCTGAAGGCAGACGGGGAAGAACGTTTCTGCGAATGGGACATCGAGCCGGGGGGCGGGTACCAGGAGGTCCCGAAATGGCTCCTGCCCGTTGCGAAGAAACCCCTCCCGTTCTTAGATATGGGTGCGGGGGACGGGAGGAACCAGGAACTGTTCAACCACATCCTGACCCTGCAGAGCAGCGGGTTCAGCGTGGAGGAGGCAAGGGAAACGATCCGGATCATCAACCGCCACATCCTGAAGGAGCCGCTGTCCGAGCAGGAGGTCGAGACTATCCTGAGGGATGATGCTTTTCAGAAGCCGGTGTTCTTCAACGGATCCCAGTTCCTGTTTGACCGGTTCGCGGCCTATATGAAGAACGCACGCCATGTGGTCACGATCAACGGGAACCTGTACATCTACAAGGACGGCGTGTATGTGGAAGGGAGCAGGAACATTGAGACGGAGATGATCCGGATCCTCCCCGGCCTGTCTGATGCGAGGAGGAAGGAGGTCTTAAAATACATGCAGCTGATCTGCGAGCCGGAAGAACCGGCAGATGCACGCTACATCGCGTTCCGGAACGGGATCTATGACATCGTGACGGACAGCATGCAGGGGTTCTCCCCGGATACCGTAGTGACCAGCCGGATCCCCTGGGACTATGATCCGGAGGCATATGACGCGCTCACGGAGCGTACGCTGGACAAGCTGGCCTGCGGGGACCAGGCAGTTCGGGCACTGCTGGAGGAGTGCGTCGGGTACTGTTTCTACCGCAGGTCCGAGCTCGGGAAGGCGTTCATGCTGACCGGGGAGAAGAACAACGGGAAGAGTACGTTCCTCGACATGGTCAAGCGTGCGGTAGGGAAGGAGAACACGTCCGCCCTTGACCTGAAAGAGCTGGGGGACAGGTTCAGCACGTCGATGATGTTCGGCAAGCTGGCCAATATCGGCGATGATATCGGCGATGATTTCCTGCAGGGGACACAGGTCGCCATGTTCAAGAAGATCGTCACAGGGGAACGGATCAAAGCGGAGAGAAAGGGGCAGGACCCTTTTGAGTTTGATCCGTTCGTCAAGCTCCTGTTCTCTGCGAACGATATCCCCCGTATGAAAGATAAGACCGGCGCCGTCCTGCGGCGCCTGGTAATTATCCCTTTTAACGCGCGGTTTTCCGCAGATGACCCGGATTACGACCCGTTCATCAAATATAAGCTTGCGGAGCAGGGAGCCATGGAATACCTGGTCAGGCTGGGGGTCCTGGGGCTCAGGAGGATCCTGGAGAGGAACCACTTTACGGAGTCGGCATTGGTCGACCGGCAGCTGGAGGAATACGAGGAGGAAAATAACCCGATCGTGGCATTCCTGAACGATCTGGAACATGGGGCGGATGACATCGTCAATGAGACCACGACTGACGTGTATACCCGCTATAAGGTCTTCTGCAATGAGGCAAACATGCAGCCGATGTCCAAGATCGTGTTTTCAAAACAGGTCAACAAGCGCCTGAAAACGGAGACTGTCTTCCGCAGGATCGCGGGGCGCCCTGAAAAAATCTTCGTGAAAAAGTAGTGGGAGGAAGCTTCCGTGAAACAGTTGATACAGATGAAACGGTTGATACGGTTAAATCCCTGTGATGCGGATGAAACGGATGATACAGATGAAACGGTTAAACACAAAGAATTTAAAAAGAAAAAAATCAGAAGTGATACGGTTGATACGGTTGTGATACGGTTGCTGATACGGTTAAAACCCTTGATTTTACTGGACGGATACGGTTGATACGGTTAAATCCAAATTTCTTATGTTTTTCAAATGATTCTATAAAAGGGGGAGAAATATATAAAAAATATATAATATAGGAGACTTGCCGTATCAACCGTATCAGAAGTGCCAGGAACCCGCATAAACACTGGGCTTGCGGGTGATACGGTTGGCAGATTTCAACCGTATCACAACCGTATCAGCCCCCGGATGAAACAGTTGATACAGATGAAACGGTTGATACGGTTAAATCCCTGTGATACGGATGAAACGGATGATAGGAGGGATGAGGATGGATATGGCAAAACTGGTCCGGGCAACCGGAGAAAAGACCGGGAGGCTCGACGCGAGAAAGCGGCCCGTCTGTAAAGTCCGCTGTCAGGGCTGCGGTCAGGAAATCCGGTCCGATGACGATCTGGATGGGGTCGAGTACGTGAAGACGAAACGAGGGACTGATATTTTCTTCCACGCGGCCTGTATGGACAGGGTGTGGAAGCGGAAGATCGTGTAGGAGGAGGAAACGGTGAAAAAGAGGCAGATAGACGAGACGCTGGTCGATGTCTGGGCCGAGATGATGGCTGAAAAGATCGACCGGGCGAAGGCGACCCAGATGGGCACGGAGGATCCGATACGTTGTGCAGGCCTGGCCGGGTACGTGGACGGCCTGACACAGGCCCTGGCCCTGATGTCCAGCCTGGAAAATGGCAGGTTTGCGAAGGATTACGAACGGCTGCGGAAGGAGATGATGGAAGATGGCAGATAAGACTTTTAACGGCTTCCGGCCATGCGTCACCGGGAAGAACGGGAGCTGGTGCGGAGGTATTACATAGACGGGGTAAACCAGTCGGAGCTTGGCCGGCTGTACGGGGTCCGGCAGCCGCGGATCAGCAGAAAACTGAAAAGGGTTTTAGCAAAAATGAGGCAGGCGGCGGAGGGATAATCTTTGCCGCAGACAGGGGAGACGGGAGGAGGAAGAAGGCAAATGAAAGGGAAGGAGTGTCTGGAAATAGGCATTGCCTGCGGTCTGGAAACGATAGAGGAAGCGGTCCTAAATGTAAAACTGCATCATGCAAACTTGTTTTCGTACACAGATACCGCCAAAGAGATTGAAGAGCTTTCTGAAAGCTGTAACGAGCTGTACCAATGTGGAGGATTTAGAAAAAGCAGCAGATGTGAGGACGCCCTTGCGTGGCTTACAGGGAAGCAGAAAACGGAATCAGATTTAAGGGTAAGGTGATGGGAAATGGAGAAGCAGGTGCTTATGCAGTATACAGAGCTCATAAAGGAGCGGGAGGACATCCGGAGGCGATTGAGGCGCACGGAGGCTAGGCTCACAAAGATCGAGAAGGGCGGTCTTCTGGTGGCAGACTCCGTGACCTGCGGAAAGCGGGGGAAGAAGCCGTTAGGGACGAAGGTCATCCGCGGGATTCCGTTTCCGGAGCTTAAGGAGCTGCAAAGACGGCTGGGGATCCAGAAGGCGCAGCTGGAAAAGGCAGAGAAGGCGGTCACAGAGAACGTACAGGCCGTCGAGGACTTTATCCAGAGCGTAGCAGACAGCCGGATGCGCCGGCTTCTCCGTTATCGTTATCTGGACGGCCTTGGCTGGACGGAGGTTGCGATCCGGATGGGAGGGAAGCACACGGCGGACAGCTGCCGGATGGCGGCGGAGAGGTTTTTTGCAAAAAAATAAAGTTTGTTCGTTTTGTTCGTTTTTTTCTGTTAGAATTTAAACTGCGGGAAACGAAACCCAGACAGACGGCTTTTTCTTCCAGCCTCCTCCCTTAAATATTTTTCGGCAGGACGCCTTGCGAGTGTGCAGGGCGTTTTGTTGTTGTTAGAAAAGAGGTGGTCTGATTGACAAAAAAACAGAAACGGTTTGTAGAGGAATACCTGATTGACCTGAATGCCACTCAGGCTGCCATCAGGGCGGGGTATTCTCCAGACAGCGCAGAACAGATCGGCTATCAGCTGCTTCAGAAAACTTCAGTTTCTTGTGAGATTGCAAAGGCGATGGCCGAGCGTTCCAAAAGGACCGGCATCAGCCAGGACCGGATCCTGTATGAGCTGGCAAAGATGGCCTTTGCGAACATTTCAAATGTGGTCGACCTGGACAGTGCAAAGGTAAAACCGGACGCCAGTGATGAAGATCTGTCCTGTATCCAGTCTGTGCGGATCAAGCCAAATGAGTGGGGGACAGAGCGAGAGGTGAAACTTTACGACAAGAAGGCGGCGCTGGAGCTTCTGGGCAAGCACCTGGGCATGTTCAAGGACAATCTGAATCTCACGGTGGAGACGTCGGAAAAGCTGGATGACATCCTCAGCCAGATGGGTGGTGAGGGCCTTGAAGAGTAGCTTTCCTCTCTCCCAGAAGTATATTGACTTTATCAACACCGTAGACGGCGTGGCTGCGGATTTCCTGGAGGGCACCACGGCCTCGGGCAAGACCACAGTGGGCGCCGGGATCAAGTTCATGCGGATGGTCAGCCGGAGCAAAAAGCGATCTCACATCATTGCTGCCAAGACCACCGGAATCGCTGAGAAGAACATCCTGCAGCAGGATAACGGGATCCTGGATCTCCACAAGAACGCCAGATATTACGGGAACGGCGACAAGGACAACAAGCTTCCCCACATCAAATTCGAGGGCAAGGTCATCTACGTCCTCGGCTATGACAACAAGGACAAATGGGAGCTGGTCCTCGGCTCCCAGTTTGGGTGCGTATTCATTGACGAGATCAACACGGCCAACATCGACTTTGTCCGGGAGGTGGCCACCCGAAACGATTACCTGATGGCCACCATGAATCCGGATGACCCGGACCTGCCGGTCTATAAAGAGTTTGTCAACCGATCCAGGCCGTATAAAAAATACGCTGCGGGTGTGCCGGCAGAGATTATGGCGGAACTTACGGAAGAGCCAGTGCCAAAATGGAGGTACTGGTTCTTTACGTTCAAGGACAATCTTTCCCTGACTGAGGAAGATATTCAGAAAAAGAAGCAGTCTGCCCCTCCGGGGACGAAGCTTCACAAAAATAAGATTGAAGGCCTTCGTGGCAAGGCTACCGGCCTGATCTTCCCCAACTTCAGCCGGAAAAGGCATGTGGTGACGGAGGACTGGGTCAAAAAGCAGGTCAAAATCGGCAAGCTTAAATTTAAAAAATTCACCGCGGGGCTGGACACGTCCTACTCGTCCAAGTCCCCGGACACCATCGCGATGCTCTTCCAGGGGATCACGGAGGACCGGAAGCTCATCACCCTGGCGGAACAGGTGTACAGCAACGCCGACCTGGAGCAGCCCCTGGCGCCTTCCGACACTACCCTGAAGTTCGTGGGGTTCTTGGAGCAGTGCCGGAAGGAGTGGGGCTTTGCGAGGGACGTATTTATCGACTGCGCCGACCAGGCGACGATCACAGAGCTTAGGAAGTACAAGCGCCTGCACGGGTGCCTGTATAACTTTATCGACTCCTACAAAAAAGTGGAGATCCTGGACCGGATCAAGCTGATGCTCGGCTGGATCCAGCAGGACTGCTACCTGGTGGTGGATACCTGCACGGAGCACCTGGCGGAGCTTGGGAAGTACAGCTGGGACACAGATAAGAATAAGCCGGAGGATGCCCACGATCACTCAATTAATGCTTCGGAGTATGGCTGGATTCCATACCGGAATCTGATCGGATTTGAAACGGAGGAAACGAAATGAGGTGGCTGGATAAATTGAACAGCAGCATCAAAAAAGGGATCCGGAGCTGGCTCCAGGTACAGCCTGCGCAGCCTTATGCGATCCAGATCCAGGAGGTCCTGGACTTTGAGCTGTCTGCCATCCGGAACCGGATCTGGTACCGGGGAGACGGTAACGAGCTCGAACAGATGTATATGCAGAACCCGGAGTATGCCGACCGAACGAAATTCTGGGCCAGCCGGTGCAGCCCGGGCATGGAGATGCGCAAGATCCATACCGGGCTCCCGGCACTGATCGTGCGGACGCTCAGCAGCATCGTCATGGCAGACATGAACGATTTCGAGTTTGAGAGCGCCGTCCAGGAGAAGCTGTGGGAGGAGATCGAGAAGGACAACAAGTTCCGGAAACGCCTGGAGTCGGCCCTGAAGGAGGCGCTCTACATCGGGGATGGTGCCTGGAAGGTGAGCTTTGACACGGGGATCAGCCAGTACCCGCTGATTGAGTGGTATCCGGGAGAGCGGATCGAGCTTATATGGGAGAGAGGGAGGCTCCGGGAGGTGGTCTTTAAGACGGAGTACAAAGCCGGTTATCAGCAATACATCCTGCACGAGCATTACGGATACGGATACATCCGGAACCATCTGTACTGTGGGGAAGAGGAACTCCCCGTAAATTCCATTGACGCTACAAAGAGCGTGGCTGATGTGACGTTTGACAAGGCCCTGATCCTGGCGGTCCCCCTGCAGATCTACGAGAGCGCCAAATATCCAGGCAGGGGCGGCTCCATCTTCGACGGAAAGCTGGACAGCTTCGACGCTTTTGATGAGATCTGGAGCCAGTGGATGGATGCCGCGAGGGCCGGGAGGGCAAAGACCTATATCCCGGAGTGCCTGGTGCCCCACGACCCGGAGACTGGGAAGTTGATCCAGCCGAACCCGTTTGACAACCGGTACTTTGCGGCGGACGGGGACATGCGCGAGGGGCAGAAGAATGAGATCCGGACGGAGCAGCCGGCCATCCCCCATGACAGCTACCTGGCCAGCTATGTGACGGCCCTGGACCTGTGCCTGCAGGGGATCATCTCCCCCAGCACCCTGGGGATCGATGTGAAAAAGCTGGACAATGCCCTTGCGCAAAGGGAGAAGGAGAAGACAACCCTATATACACGAGATTCCATCGTTAAAGCTTTGCAGGAGGTGCTCCCGGAAGTGGTAGCGATGAGTATAAATGCTTATAATGTTTTGCATTATCGTGGTATTGAAGAGGTAAAAGTAAATGTAGATTGGGGAGAGTATGCGAATCCTTCTTTTGAATCAATTGTACAAACAATTTCGCAGGCTCGGCAGAATGGGATTATGAGTATTGAACAATGTGTAGAGGAATTATATGGTACTTCTCTGGATGCGAATTGTAAAGAGAAAGAAGTGATGCGATTAAAGGCAGAGCAGGGAATCGCGGAATTACAAGAGCCAGCTGTCAATATTGAAGGATTGAATATGGTTGAAAATAATGCTTGACTTTTGTCTGGCATAATGTATAATAAAATTATGCCAGACAAAAGTGAGGTGAAAGCATGAGTCCACGGACGGGCAGACCAACAGATAATCCTAGGCCAAATAAGATAAGCATTCGCATAAGTGACAGGGATAAAGATATTCTTGAAGATTATTGCGAACGAGAAAAGGTCAATAAGACTGAGGCGATAAGTAGAGGGATTAGAAAGTTGGGAGAAAAATAAAACAGCCGCTCCACCGACCAAAGTTTAGCGACTGTTTTTACACCAGAAGTTTCCTTCCATGAAATATTCTATCATGGACGGGGACTTCTTTCAAGAACAAAAATTTGAAAGGAGTTTTTATTTATGGGCAGGATTAAGAACGTTATCGAAAAAGCAGAAGCAATGACCGAGAAAATCAATCCGGCATACGACATCAGCTGCATGCATGTGGCGGAAATTTATGAGGGCTCTGGAGGGGATTGGTATCGGTCTATCGCAAACGGATTTAAAATCGGCTATATGCAGGGCATGAAAGCCGCCAAAGCGGAAATGAAGAAAGGCGGTGCGGTGAATGTCTAAGCGTATTGATTTATACGGAGAGCGATTCGGGAGACTGGTGGTTGTATCCAGGGAGGAAAATAGTAGGAATGGGCATGCCCGCTGGAGATGCAAATGCGATTGTGGGAAAGAGGTGATTGTTCAAAGCTGTGATTTGAGATGCCGTAAACAGATATCGTGCGGTTGTTATAACAATGAGCGGTTTTTAAAAGAACAACGACAAACAAAACATGGCCTTAGAAATCATAAACTGTATGGTGTTTGGAGAAGTATGAAAGAAAGGTGTACAGTAGAAACACATTCTGCATATAAAGATTATGGTGGACGAGGAATAACAGTATGTGAAGAATGGTCTGATAATTTTCAAGCATTTTATAAATGGGCCATGAGTCATGGCTATAGAGAAGGATTGACGATTGATCGGATTGATAATGACCAAGGATATTATCCGGAAAATTGCCGTTGGGTTACGATGGCAGTTCAGAATGCAAATAAGAGAAATACAATAAAGCGCTCCTAACGGGGCGTTTTTCTGTTGATGATAAACAGGCACAGGGAGGCGGGAAAGATGAAGGTAAAAGTGATGAACCGGATGTACCGGATGACCCGGAAAGAGTACGAAGGCCTCCTGCAGGAAGCGTCTGAACAGGTGCCCTTCGGGGTCTATGCGGTGGAAAAAGGGGATTATGCGGAGCTTAGGCGTGACCGGTGCGGGAGCATCACCCAGCTGAAAGCCCTGATCCGGCAATTCAAGGGACAGGGCTTCCGGGTCCATGCGAACAGAGGAGGACCGGCTGATGGATGAATATGATATCACGGAGGCATTCCGCCGCATCGAGGAGGAGCTGATGGCCTCCATCATGAGGAATATGGGCAGGCACCGGGCCGAAGAGGTAAAAGAGGGTTTTAACTGGTCCATGTGGCAGGCGGAGCAGCTCAGGGCCCTGGAAAAATATAAGCAGGCAAACCGGAAGAGATACGGAAAAGAATTCCGAAGTATCAACCGGGAGATTGATGTACTGATCCGGGAACACCGGGCGGCCGGCAATATGGATCAGGAGATCGCGATCCTGAATGCGATCAAGAGAGGCTTCAAGTTTCGTCAGAACAAGACCCCGTCCAGGCTCCCCTTGCAGGGGGAGTTTTTTAAGCTCAACGACCGGAAGCTGGGGGCTCTGATCAAGGCCACCACGGACGATATGGAGCGGGCGGAGACAGCGATCCTGCGGATGGCTGATGACGAGTACCGGAAGGCCATCTTCAACGCCCAGGCCTATGCCAACACCGGCGCCGGAACCTATGAGCAGGCGGTCGACATGGCCACGAAGGACATGCTCTCTCGAGGGCTCACCTGCGTGGAATACGCCAACGGGGCCAGACATACGCTTTCCAGTTACGCCAGCATGGCGCTCCGGACGGCCGGGAAGCGGGCCTACCTGGCCGGAGAGGGGGAGATGCGGCAGAAGTGGGGGATTGCCACGGTCATCGTGAACAAGCGGGGAAATCCCTGCCCAAAGTGCCTGCCCTTCTGCGGGAAGGTCCTGATCGACGACGTGTGGTCCGGCGGCAGCAGGAAAGACGGGGGCTATCCGCTGATGAGCACGGCCATTGCTGCAGGACTCTACCATCCGAACTGCAGGGATGTCCATACCACCTATTTTCCGGGCATATCCACAGCCGACGACACCTGGACGGAGGAAGAGCTTGAGAAGGTGGAGGAGGCGGCAAAACTGGAGTCAAGGCAGCAATACGCCAGGAGGCAGCAGGGAAAGTTTGACCGGCTGGCAAGGTATTCGCTGGACGAGGAGGATAGAAGAAGGTACCAGATCAAGGCCGAAGAATGGAAAGGGACAGAAAAGTCTTTTTCAGACCAGATCGATCTGGGGAGGATGTTCAGCCGGAAAGGAAAGAGAACGGAGAAGCAGGCAAAGGTATTTTACCAAAGTCTTCTAGACGTGGAAAATGACGACATATATCAGTTGCTGCAGCAATCTTATGACCGTGTAGAATTTCGTCCATCTGATAGACGGAGGTCTTATTTCAGCAGGAAAGACGGGGCTGTTTATCTGGCTGGTAATGCAGGCGGGGATACAATCGCGCATGAGCTGTTTCATGAAATAGACAGAACTTACGGAATAACTGAAAGTGGTATGCTGAGAAAAGAAATATCGGCAGATTATGCCAGATTGAGAAGGGTAATCGGTAGAAAAGATATCCAAGATGTGTTATACTTAAAATATCCCGATATATTTGAAGAGTCCTTAGAAGTTCTGGTTGTGAAGCCGGAATACAGAGGGATATCGGATATATTAAACGGGATGTCCGGAGGGAAAATATATTTGGGGTATTATCATCCGGACGAGTATTGGGAAAAACCAGGAGCGCTACAGAGAGAAACCTGGGCGCAGTATGGGCGGATGTATTACTCCGGAAACCCGAAAGTTCTGATGGTATTGAAAGATATTTTTCCGGAAACGACAAAGGAATTCGAACGAGTGGTCAAGGCGGTGATGAAATAATGTGGCATGGAAAAGACACGGAAGAGCTTAAAAAACTGAATGCGGAATATTATGCGCTATTCAAGCATTATCCTTGGGGATGTATGGAACTCGAATATGGGGCGGATGAATATGAGGAATATGTGCGGGACATCAGGGAAGCGCTCCGGCAGGGAAAGGAGCTTCCGGAAGTCGTAGACTGAGCACCGCAGAAAGGTGCAGAGACAGAAACGCATAAAAACTGTAGTATGGTATTAGTACCACCAGCCAGAAACGGCCGGTGGTATTTTTATGCCCCGAAGGGCCTAAACTACGCGGAGACACCGGGGGAACAACTGACCAGGGGAGACACCCCGAAAACTGATGACGGTGAGACACCCCCAAAACTGAAAGGAGAAATTTACAATGGCAAAGACATTTTTACCCATGAATCTGCAACTCTTTGCGGAGGGCGGGGCAGCAGGAGGAGCTGGGGCAGGGTCCGGCCAGGCGGCAGCAACAGGCCAGCCTGCAGGAGCAGCAGCGGCGCCTCCAGCGGGTCCGGCAGGAGGCAGCCAGGGGAACACTGCGCCCGGCTTTGACTACGACCGGCTGGCCAGCCTGATCCAGGGCAAGCAGAGCGTGGCAGAGGATGCGGTCCTGAAGAACTACTTTAAGCAGCAGGGGCTTTCCCAGGACGAGGCGAAGCAGGCCATTGCCGCCTTCAAGGCCGAGAAAGCAAAGAACCAGCCGGACGTGGGGGCCCTGCAGAGCGAGCTCACCCAGGCCCAGAAGGCCGCGCAGGAGGCGCTGCTCCAGAGTGCGGCGACCATGGCGGCCGTCTCCCTGGGGATTGACCCGAAGACCATCCCCTACGTCCTCAAGATGGCCGACCTCAGCCAGGCCACAAGTCAGGATGGGAAGGTCAGCGAGGAGGCCATCAAGAACGCACTGAACAAGGTGCTGGAGGATGTGCCGGCCCTGAAACCCCAGGCGCAGCAGGTCTCCGGTTTCCAGATCGGGGCGCCCGGGAACGGCGGGCAGGCGGCAACAGACGAGGATGCCCTGAAAAAGGCATTTGGATTATGAGAAAGAGAGGAATGAAACATGGCGGTATATGATTACGCGGAGAGCTTCACCAGCCTCCTGCAGCAGAAGTACAGCAAGGAATCCTGTTCGGACGCGCTGACGCAGAGCAACGGGCAGGTGAAGTTTATCAACGCCCAGACCATCAAGCTTCCGCGAATGACGGTATCCGGCTATAAGGACCACACCAGGACGCCGGGCTTCAACAGCGGCACCCTGTCCAATGACTGGGAGGCGAAAAAGCTGGAGCATGACCGGGACGTGGAATTCTGGATCGATCCTATGGACATTGACGAGACGAACCTCACTCTGTCCGTGGCGAATATCCAGAACACCTTTGAGACGGAGCAGGCGATCCCGGAGAAGGACTGCTACCGGTTCAGCAAGCTCCATGCGGAGCTGAACAAGTACTCGGGGCGGGTCAACAGCGATACAGTCAATGCGGCAAACTTTCTGGAGCGGTTTGATGAAGAGATGGCCGTCATGGATGAGGCTGGTGTACCGGAGGAGGGCCGGATTTTATATGTCACACCAACGATGAACAAGATTATCAAGGAGGCGGAGGGCATGCAGAGGGTGCTCTCTGTGACCACGCCTTCCACGATCAACCGGAAGGTCCACAGCCTGGACGATGTGACCATCAAGATGGTACCGGCAGCGCGGATGAAGACCAAATACGATTTTACGGATGGCTGCGTGGCAGCATCGGATGCTCAGCAGATCAACTGGATCCTGGTCCACACGACCTGCGTGGTGTGCCGGGATAAGTACAGCTACATCAAGCTGTTCACCCCCGGGACAGATTCCCGGACGGCGGACGGGTACCTGTACCAGAACCGGTGCTACGGTGACCTGTTCCTGCTGGAGAAGAAGGTGGAAGGCTGCGCGATGAACGTGGCGGCCAGTGCCTAGAAAGGAGACCTATGAAGGCAGTAAAAGGCAACAAAGTGTATACAATCGAGGAGCCGCAGAAGAAATCCTATCAAGATGCCGGGTACGATATCCTGAGTGACTCCGGTGACCTCCTCGCCTACGGGAGGGGGAAGACGGTCCCGTTTGAGGAATACGAGGCTGTGAAAAAGGCGCTGGAAGAGGCGAAGACCGGGGCAGATGCGAAGCTGGATGCTGACACGGCAGAGCTGTTAAAAGCATATGCGAAGGAACATGGGATTGATGTCGGGAAGGCGGGTACGGTGGCAGGCCTGGTGAAAAAGATCCAGGGGGCGGCCGTATGACCTGTGAGCCTTATGCGGATGCGGAATATTACAGG